AAATCATTATCTTCTATTTGAAATCTAGCGATGATTGTTCTGGTCTTAACATTTTTGATATTAACACTTGATGTATTATCTGATTGTGCCATGTTGTGTAATCTGTGTTCTGCCATGTTTTTGGTATTGTGATTAATAAATTCATTTTAATTTTACTTTTAATGTGTGTTCTAATAATTTCACAAGTGATTTACTTGGATTATTTACACCACGTTCAACACTAGATAAGTGTTCTGGTGTTACACCAATTTCATCAGCAACAAAGATTTGTTTTAAACCCTTGCTTTTACGTGCTTCTTTAATTTTTTTACCTATATTCATATATGTTTTATTTTTAATTATGGTGCAATATACAAATAAAATATTTAAAAAAACAAATAAAATATTTTTTTTATTAAAAACTATTCCGTAATATTGTACTATTAATAACAAAAACAAATATCATGACACCAGAACAGAAAACAAAAATCGAAAAATTACATAGTCAATTTAAGGCTTTACACAAAGAATTGTTAAGTAAAAAAGAGTATCTACTAGCTTCTAAACTTTCGGAGGTATATCACGAAGCACAAACGGTAAATTATATTGCTGGTATGTACTATATGAAAAACTTATACGAACTTTAAAAAACAAACAATAACAATTAAATTAAACATTATGAAAACGCAAAACACAATCAAGAAAGCACAAGTAATTACAGTTGTGATATTAATAATTTTAATTGCTTCGGCTTTTATCTACAACGTAAATAACTATGGATTTATCAACTTTTAAAAAAACAATTAAAAACAATTAGAAATCATGAAAAAAGTATTATTATTATTAGTAGCAGTAACATTATTAGCAACAAGTTGCGAAGTAGAACCAGCTTGTGAATGTCAAGAACAAACTTATAGTTATAGCTACGATATACCATCTGGCACAAAGACTATGATAAACGTGGAATTTGAAAGCGTTTATTGTACAGATGAGGTTGAAGAAACTGAAATACCAAATACATTTAATGATGTTCAGTTAGTAAGATATTATAAAATAACTTGTAATTAAATAGATATGTACTACGAAGAAATTGACCCAATAGGCGAAAGCGACATACAAGAAAACTGTGCGCATTGTGATGCACCAGATGTTTCATATCATGGTTATTGTTCAAAATCATGTTACAATTACTATAATAAATAAAAATTAATAATTATGAGAACTAAAAAACTAAATACTGGCGTTATAGTAACGTTTGACGATAAAGATAATATGATTAGTGTATCTTCACCATATCATAAAGACGAAGAACCAACAACAATTAGCGTATTAACGTATGCTGTAAATAAACTAAAACAATGGATTTAATACTACTTGGTTATGGCTGCATATTTGCTTTTATTTGCGTATGTATAATTTATTACTTTAATAAACAAGATTATGATAACTAGAAATACAAAATTTAACAGAATATTTTTCTTAGTAGTAATGATAATAACTTTTTTAATCGTAGGACTGAAAGTTGGAAAAGTTTGAATTAATGTTTACCAACGGTTAGTATAAAAAATCGTTTTAATGTTTTTTATACAGTGTTATGTACTGTATTTTTTTTAGAGCGTTGGCAAATTAATTTTGATAAAAATTAAAACTTATGATAGAAATAACAAACGAAGATAATATGAAACTAATGGCAAGGTATGAGGACAACCATTTTGACCTTGCTATTGTTGACCCGCCATACGGAATAGGTTGGGATAAAGAAAACTCGACCATGAGTGCTGGGGATAGAAAAGATGGAACAAAAAGAAAAATGAAAACTTGGAGCAATCCAAAGGCAAAAAAATATAAAAAAGGCAATTGGGATAATGCAATACCTAATGCTGAGTATTTTAAAGAGCTTGAAAGAGTTTCTAAATATCAAATTATTTGGGGTGGTAATTACTTTTCTGAACACTTAAAACCAAGTGGAGGTTGGGTTGTATGGGAAAAAGGTGTTCCAGATGGTATGAGTTTATCACAAGCTGAATTAGCTTGGACTAATAAATTAAATTCTATAAAAGTTACTAAACATCTATGGGCTGGATATAAAAAATGTGAAGTTACAGACAGATTTCATCCTACACAAAAGCCGATACAACTATATGAATGGCTATTAATGAATTACGCAGAAAAAGGATTTAAGATACTGGATACCCATTTAGGAAGTGGAAGTATTGCGATTGCGTGTGATAAACAAGGATTTGATTTAGTAGCTTGCGAATTAGATACAGACTATTACAAAAGTGCTTTAGATAGGCTTAAAATACACCAAAGCCAGCTAACAATGTTTTAGAGTATGAGTGGGTGGCAAAAAAAATATTGTGCATAACGCATTGTGTATGGTGCGTATGCCGATAGGCTATGCAATATACACGTTGTTAGGTGCTGTACGGTATTAATAGAAAAACAAAATTATGAAACAAACAGAATTATTTTTATTTGATAAAGTAGTGAACATTGATGAAGATGTAGCGAAATTCAAAAACCGAGAAATAAAAGCAAAAGAAATCTTTAGCATACGTGAGATTGACAAGAAAATAGCTTACGCATTTATTAAACAATACCACTATTTAAAGGATGCTAAGTTCTTTGCAAAATACTCTTATGGACTTTACATTGATAATGTATTGGTTGGATGCTCTACATTTAGCAACCCACAAGGTATAAGTGCAATGAAAAGTTGGTTTGGATTACCTAATAGCGACCAAAGTGTGTTAGAACTTAGCAGACTGTGTATGTTACCTAAACTTAATGGAACAAACGCAACAAGCTATTTACTTGGTAATAGTATGAAGATGCTAAAGCAAAAAGAAGTTAAGGCTGTAATTACTTTAGCTGATGATAGTAGACACGTTGGAAGTATTTACCAAGTTTGTAATTTCAAATACTATGGTTTAACTGATAAGAAAACAGATTTCTTTTGTGCTGATGGTAGAGTGAACCCACGAGGCAAAACAAAAGACTTAGAAGGTGTATGGCTACCGAGAACGCAAAAACATAGATACGCTTTTTTATTAGATAAGAAGATGAATGTTTTGCTTAGTGAGAGTGAACGACCTACACTTGAAGATACAAACCAATATGATTGCTGTAATGGTACTCATAAGGTTTTTGATAAGCGATTTAATAAATACTACACTTGCCCGAAATGCATAGGTGTAATTGAAGAACTAACGTAGTATTGCACCTAACAACTGTATAAACACAATAAAAGTATTACTTATAAATGGGTAAGCCTATAAAATATACAAAAGTAAAAACAATTAAGATAACAGAAACACAACACAATACGCTTATTAAAATGAAATCGTACAATGTTGATGTTTCTGAATTTATCCGAAAAGCTATTAAAGAAAAGATTAATAGAGAATACAAAGAATTAAAATCTAAACCAAAAAGGGAATATTGCCCTTTTTAAAAGTAATGCGTTAAACGTGCTATTTGTCCGTTTTTTTTAGAATGTAAAAAACCCTCTATTGCAGCTTGGTTAATATAACCGTTTCTATGATGCCAACTATCTGCTGGTGATGGACTGCGTAAACTTTCAACAGTCACGTTAATATAATCTTTTGCAGTTTTATGATGTACGTGATGCGTGTAAAAATATCTATATTCACTATTAGCCCAAAACTCTTTAGCTTCGATACTCATTAGTTGACCTAAATCAGCTTGTTTAGCACCATCGCCATGAGTAGTGCCGATTAAACTGTTTCCATAAGTACTGTATTTTCTGTGTGCAATACCACAATCAAAAGTAATGTTTTTACAGTTTCTAAAATATGTTTGTATAACATCAGCTAAAAAGAAACCATTTGTATAATCGTGGTTACTTGGATTAAATACAAAATGAACATCAGCAACACTTATTAATAATTCTAAAACATCAACATATAATTGTTTTGCCATTAGAAAGTTATCATACCACATACCATCAGTATCTTGTGGTGTTCCACTTGTTGTTTTTCTGTGTGGCGTATCGGTGTGTAAAATATCGTTACCACCAATAAAAATAATTTTATCTATGTGAAACCCTTGTGATTTATTTAAAATGCCTTTAACACCATCTAAAACACGTTTTACAGCTATTTGTTGATTGTATTGTGTGCCAGTTTCAAATGCAGTACATAATTTACCGACATGTATATCTGCTGGGTCTAATACTAAACAATAACTTTCTTTTGATTTTGTTCTTTTTACTTTAGGAAACTTTGGTGAATATTGTTTTAAATCCTTTAATAAACTATTAACAAAAGCATCTTTTTCTATTGATTGAAAACGTGGATTTTTAAAAAACAAAGAACTGTTTTTAGATTTAACCCAACCATGTTTTATTTCATTAACTGGTATGCCTTGTTTTTTTGCTTCTTCTTTTAATCTTCTGTAATTTTCAACAACATCTAATTCATCATCACGTAATCTTAGACGTGTACTGTATCTGTTTTCTGCCATAATAATAATTTTAAAGTTTTGTCAAATATACTAAAAAATTTTTACACCCAACCTAGCAGATAAATTTACGGTATTAGAAATGTTATCATAAGAACCAACAACACCGATTAATAATGTGTTTTTAAATTGATAATCTAAACCTAAACCAACACTATTAAAGTTTTTTTGTATTGGTACTTGTGCTGATAAGAATAAACCGCTTTGTGGCTTTATTTTAGTTATCGTAGTTGTTGTTTCTTTCTTTGGGTATGTGATTATACCAGAAACATCTAAAAGTTCGCCAGATGTTGTTATTTTAAGTTCTGCTGATGCATCATTAGATTTTAATGTTGTATCATATTGTTTTGCTTTTATAGATGTAGATGTGCTATCTTTAACAAATACAATTTCTGTATCACCTTTTTGATTGATTATCTTTTCTACATAAACAGTTTTTGGCACTTCTTTTATTACCGTTTCTGTTATAGTATCTTTCACAACAATAGTTTTTGTTTCTGTTTTCGTTATTATCTTCGGTTCTTTTTCGCATTGCTTTATAACTGCGAATAAAATCACCATAGCAGCTAAATACCATAAAATTTTATCTATTTTCATATTGTTGAACTATTAAATAACATTCATTCCTACCAACATCTAACAAATATTGTTTTAAATTAGTTAAATCTGTTAATTCATGCATTTCTGTTAATGTGTTGAAAAATCTTCTAAACTCTGAAACACTAGAAAGTTCTTCTAATTCTTCTTCTGTTATATCAATGTAGTATTCATCTTCCATAATGTTATTTATTTGAGTAATCCCAACGTGCTTTTGTTTTTCTTATATCATAGTGTACAAACGTTTTATACAAACCTAAACCACCTTGTAAAATTTCGCCTTTACTCATTAAATCATCAAGTAATTGATAAACTATCTTTGGTGTTAAATCAGATACAACAATATCAGCAGCTTTGCCAAGTACGTGTTGACTGTTTTTAACACCACCTATTGATTTGTTATGTCCTGGTGAACGATAACCACTATTTATTTTAATTGGCTTGTTTAAATAATCTCTAACGTATTGTAACTGATTTGCAAGTTTTACAATGTTAAAATAAACTTCTTCTGGCATTTCAGCACCATCTTTACTATCAAATTCTGATTTACTAAAGTTTTCTGTTATTCTCATTTTCTTAGTTTTACAATCGCATCTATCACAGCTTGACTGCCTATGTAAACCACAGCAACGTTTATCCATTCTGAACCACTTACTTTTTCCCAGAATAATGCAATAGTACACACTAAAAATACTAATAATTTTCGAGATATAAACTTTCCAAGCCATAAATCTAATGTTGCTTTTATTTTTTTCATTTAAAATCTATTTTTTACGACATCTTTTAATAGTTTATATAGTTTTATACTAAAGTCTTTTAAAACGTTTGAAAAGTCACGAAAAAACGCAAATAAACCATACATTAATATAAAAGATAATGATGTTATTGTTATCATACTAATAAAATCAGAAGATATGTTATCATAAAACACATTATAAATAATGTTCATGAATAGATATGCCACACAAAATGGTATTACTAAATCATTAAACGTTATTTTGTTTTTATTTTTCACTTGGCTTATATAATATAGCGTATGCTAATGTATCTTCTAATGCTACAAAAGAATGTTTTATATCTTTTGGAATTGTTATTTTATCGGATGTTCCGTAATACATAGTGCGTTCTAACCACTTTATTTTACCGTAAACAACGTTTATAACTTCCTTACAATCGTGGTGGTTTGCTTTAAAAACACCGCCTTTTGGCATTGTAAATTTTATTATTAATTTATCATCATCTAAATATACTTTTTGCAGCGTTTTAGATTGCCCAGCATCACGTTCAGTTTCATCACTAAATTCATTAACCATCATTTTATAAGGTAGATAAACACTATCCTCATAAAATAGCCATTTTTTAAGTAGTTTGTTAATTTTTTCCATCACGTTCTTTAGATATTAAACGTTCTAAATTAACTCTACATCTATCTAATGATTTACTGACTACTTTTTCTGGCATATCTTCTAAACCTTGTTTAAAAGCATTTACGGCTACAATCATTTTTTCAGCCATTTCTACACGTTCATCAATAGTTTTATCCTTGTAGTTGTTAAAGTCGCTTAAAAGTCTATCGTAACGCTCTTGCTCTTTTTCTTTTTGACGTTCTTTTGATATGTACAGATAACCTATTACACCAGATGCACCACCCAATAAAATCCACATCAACGTTTTTACATCTTGTGGTGCTGTTTGAAATATGTATGTTAGAAATCTCATATTTTAATCTATATCAGAATAATTAAATTCAAATAAAAATATACCTTCTTTATATTTTGAACAAACTATTTTAATTTTATTATCTATGTCATGTATCATATTTGGATAACTCCACAATCCATTTTTAAATGCACCAGCAAAAACTTGTCCAGTAGCACTACCAGAAACAACCCTGTAAATATTTGATTGTTGAAAATTTAAAGTGTTTAAATCAGCAAAGGCAAAAAATAATTCTAATCTTTCAGTTAAAGGGTCACCAGTACCACCACATAAACCAACTTTATTATTATTTAAAGTAATTAATGAACTTCTTGCATCACTAGATGGTATTTCTGATATAATTGGAATACCATCACCAAAATCAAAATATTGTCTTTGTGGTGGACTTGCAAAATTAAAATTTCTGCTTAATCTTATAAATTGATTTCTTACTTTTGTAGCTGATATTTCAGTAAATACATCAGTACTATCTGTTAATTCTCCATCGAATAAACTAACGTTATTATCTAAATATGTTAATATTTGGTATCTGTCTGACCTAATTTCATTCGCTATATTTGTGCTTAATGGCTCATTAAATGAATATGCAGTAAAACCAGATTGAGGCGTTATCGCATTACCATCTGCTGTATAAACCCAAAAAGGTGTTCCATTTGTTGTAGCGGTTAATCTTTCAGAAGCCAAAACACCTAAAGCAGTCCAGCTTTTAGGGTCTGGTATTCCGTTAGTGTTATAAACTGAACATATATAATAAAAAGCACCATCATATTCTAAAATTTCAGAATTTACTACTATAATTTCATCAGTACTGCCAGAATTAGATAACGCTTCAAATATTGTAAACTTAGAAGATATTACATTTAAACTATTTATATACTTCATTTTTATAGATTGCCCAGCAGTATCTTCATCTTGTAAACCCTCTTGCCAAGTTATAACTAAATCAGTATCTATTCTTTTTATAAATGGTACGTGTTGATACGTGTCTACACCTAAAACCGTACCATAGTTTATTTGTCTACTACTAGCTAAATTTGGTAAATCTTGATAAGCACCAACTAGATTTTCACCCCACGTAACAGAGGTATCGAAATCTATTTTATTATTTCCTATACTGTTATGAAATCGTTTAATACTCATTATAATATATCGTTACCAGCTAATAATTCATCTGAAATATCTAACATTTCTGCTGCTGACATCTCTCTACCTTTCCAAAAATAAGTTCTGTTTAATTCAGCATCTATATCTGTTCCTGTGGGTGATTGGCTATCAGCACCTATGAATAAATCATTAGTAGTGTTTGGCATACCTGTATATGTACCTGTTTCAAAACCTGTTCCTGTTTCAACCTCTACACCATCAATATATAATCTAGTACCAGCAGCAGTTCCATCACTTGTAACACCTACAACATACCATTGATTTAAAGTTGGTGTATTGTTATATTCTATATTAACAAAATTAGCACCATCTGTATATAAAACAACTTGGTATCTTGTAGTACCAGTACCATTCAAAAATATATAATATTCTTTGTCATTTGCACCAGCACCACGTTTTGATGCTAAAGCGTTACCCTGTGTTGGTATGCTCTGCCATCTTACCAAAGTAACATACGAAAAATCACCACTACCGAAAGTTAAATCATCTACATCTGAAACAGTCAAGTAGCTATCGTTGTTTTGGAGTTGTAAGGCATTATTAATAAGTCCTGTTGTGTATGCTATTGTACCAACACCAGTTCCGTTATATCCATTACCACTACTATCTAATAAGTCATTGTTATATTGGTATTCTGCTACTAAATTAGCTAGGTAAACACTAACTGCTGGTGTTGCACTTGTAATAGTTCCAAAATCACTATCTAAAAATCCATTTCCTTGTGTTTTACCTCTGTAATAATATGTAGTGCCGTTTGTTAATCCTGTATCAGTAAATGTCAATAAAGAACCACTATATACTTCTGTTCCAGCAGTTGCGAAATTATCTAAAGAACGTTCTATAACATAAGTATCAGCGTTTGTAATAGAAGACCAATTTAATATTAATTCCGTATTACCAATGGTTATAACTGGCGTAATTTCAGCTACATATTCCACAACACCAATGTTTAAATATGTGCTAGTTCCATCATAAAAGAAAGAAAATATATTTAATTTTGTTGCATCAGCTTCACCAGATGAAATATAATTAGTCCCAGTTATTGTTGGAATATATCTATCACAATAAACATTTACAACAGTTCCCTTGATAGCACCAGTTAAATCTAATGTTAAATTACCACTTGTTAAAAAAGTGATTTCATTATACAAAGCATCTTCTGTAAATACTATTGATGTGCCAGTTTTAGATACTAATGCACCACCACCACCAATAGCGGTTTGTAGATTAGTTTTATTTATTCCTACTGATTTGTCACCAGCTGCCCTAGTTGGGTCAACCAAATAAACTAACGTGTTATCGTTAGTAATTTCAGTAACTTCGGTTAATTCGCTTAATTTTTTATTTGCCATTTTATTCTAATGTTATTAAATCACCATTTTCTAATAATAATGAAAAACCATCTTCTAATAATAGTATTTCTGTATTTGTTAATAAATCTAAACTACTAACGTAAATGCTTTCTATTTCTTCTGCACTTTCAAACGTTAAATCGTAACCAGTAAAATCTTGTTTTGCACCACCACTATTTATATTTAACGAACTTACTTTAGCACCATTATATAAACCACCTAATTTTAAAGAACCATCGTTAAATTCGACAATATACCTAAAATCAAAATTTGTTAATGCGTTTAATTCATTTGTTGTAAATACATTTTGTTTTAATAATCTAAAACTTAAACTTTGATTAAATAAAACACCGTTTTCATCGTTTGTAATGTTTTCGCTAAAATTACCGTTTGTAACATCGAATTTATACAACGTTTTAGTATTATCTGTACTAATTAAATTTTGCCCATCTAAAAGAAATTGCACACTAGCATCATAGGAAAAAATATAAACGTTTTTTACACCGCCTATATTATTTCTGCAAAGTATCTCTTTTCTTCCGCTTGTTAATACGTTCATCAATCTGTTTTAAATAGATTTCTAATTTTTGTTTGTGTTCTTCTTTAATCTTGTATTCTGTTTTATCCATCTATTCTAATTCTAAATATTCACCGTTTGTACCAGAACCACCACCAGCATACATACCACGTTTAGGTCTTTCGCTTAACGGCAAATACCAACCGCTTATTGTTGATACTTCACGTGGATCTACATCGTAATCATTCGGTTGACTATCGTCGTATTCTGGAATGTTTTTATCACATAAATAACGTTCCATACGTTCAATATAAACATCAGCTTTGCTTTGTGCGTTCTTTGCTGAATATTGTATATCTTCTAAATTAGATGGTGATGCATTTTCTGGGCTATTTGTGAAACTTCCAGTATTCATAGCTAATACTACACTATCACGTAAATATTGTGCAAATACACTATGCCATAATACAGGTTTGATATACTTTTTGTATAACTCTAAATAATCATCAGCTAAGTTATTTGTGCCACCCTCGTTATAGTCTGTTACTATTTTTTCATATAATGCAGTACCTAACGATGGCTCTAATATTAAAACCTCAACATCAGTAAGTAAATGTATAAATTTATCTACATCAACATTGCCACCCATTGACGTATTTTGCTTTATTTCGTATGCTGTTATTAAACCCATATTATCTATTATTGTGTGGTTTTACACTAACGTTTGTATTATTAGTTGGTACTTTATAGCCTTTACGCCTTGCATCTGATGTACTGATTTTCTTAGCCAATGGACTATTAACATCAACACCACCACCACGTTTTAAGTAAATTTCACGTTGCCATTGATGTTTACAAGTTCCGTTTGGATATTTAGCTGACATTTTACCGCCACCTTTCCAAAGCCATATTGAATAAGAATTAGAACCACCTTTACCAAAGCCATCATTGATACCGCTACGTTCCATTTGTAGTATATCTTCTTTACGATACAACTTGTTTGCAAACATCATTTTACGACAAAACTCACGCTCTGGTAATGGATTACCAACGTATCTATAACGTATAGCAATATCTTCACTATCTTGTTCACTTTTTGCGTTTGGTCTAGCAACACCAGTAGATGTAGCAAACTGTATGCTTTCATAAATTAAATCATCAGTTTCATAATCAACTTCATTAACAGCTAATAAAAACCAATCACGTTCTGGCAAATCTTCACCAAATGTTATTAAGTGTTCTGCTAACTCTGGCGTAGCTTCGTTTTCATCAGCTAAACAAATATGTTGTGATAATTCTACTTCTTCTTCTAAATCTTCAACTGCGTTATCTTCTACAACTATTTCTTGTTCTACTTCTTCTGTTGCATCTACATAACTATCACGTAAAGGTAAAAACTCTAAATCTGTTTCTAAACTCGCTAATTCTAAAGCTGGTTTAATAGCATCTAAAAATTGTTCTTGTTTTGGTGAAATCTGATAATCTTGTAATAACTTAGATGCTACATTTAATTCATCTGCATTAGAACCAAAACCAGTAGCACTAGACATACCGAATAGTAACGGACTTGTTACACCATGTGCAGTTATTAATTGATATTTTGCATCTTCACGTAAACTTTCCCATTGATTATGTGCATCATTAACATCTAATTTTTCTATTGTTACTTCTGCATCTTTACCATCGTTAAATGATAATATGAATTTACCAGCGTTTGGTGAACCAGTTAATTTTTGTTTAATACGAAATTCAATATCAGCTTTTTGTTCTTCTGATAATGCACCGCCATTGTTCATATTAATTACATAACCAAAACTAAGACCGTTCTGTATGTGATTAATACTAAAGTTAGATATTTCTTCTTCTATTTCTGCATATTGCAACCCAGCCATGTAATCTGGATAACTAAAATAAAAACTACCACTCTGATACGGTTTGTATAAAAGTATCATTTCTTTTTCAGTCATTTTACCTTTAAAAATAGGCATTGGTTGTGGTCTGTATTTTTGTGTGTTAGACCAATCAAAAGAATAATAAACATTATCTATTTCGCCTTTGTCGTTAGCTTTTTCCATTGCTAACTTATCAACAGGAAAATGTTTCATCATCGCAATACCACCACCAACAGAACGCACTAATTTAATTGCAAACATTCCGAATAGTTTACAATCTTTTAGTGTTTTGCGTTGTTCTTGTTTACTGAATAGTTCGTTTAATTCATCATATAAATTTGTTTCACCTTTTTTTACGATACCTTGACCGAATAAAAGATTACTATAAACATTTATTATGCTTTCATTTGTTGGAGAACCGTTATATCTATCTATAACGTAATTAAAAAAGCTGTTATCTTTTCCATTTGTTACCCATTTACGACCATAATTTTCTTGAATATCTGGTTTAACGTAATTAGATAATTGAAATAACTGTATATTACTATTCATTTTACTCATTTGTAAAGTATATTTTACCTCTAAATAACACGTTTAACGCACTATCTACAACTTTGTATGTATATTCATCACCTTGTTTATAATCTGCGCTAATAGGTATTTGTAATTGGTTCATATTAGCTTTAATCTGTGATAGTGTTTTAGTAACACTAATTGTACTAGATGTATTATAATTTTCGTTTGTTAATATAACATCATAATCATCAGTAACGCCATAGTCACGTAAAACAACGTTTATATTTCTACTTCCTGTTAATGTTAGAACTCTCATAATAATATAACAATATAATCAATTTTTTGTTTAATAAGTACAAAAAAACCCTATAATAAAACAGGGTTTTTCATCAATTAAATCAATATGAAAATATAAACACTACGGATTAACGTTAGTTGCACTTACAATAGCATCTAATGCTGTTATAGTTGCTGCATCTAATGATGGTGCTGGTAACACTTCTGTACTTGTTAAAGTAAGATTATAACCGTTAAATTCAGCTTTAGCACCACCAGATTGTATGTCACCAGTTGCTACTGTACCATCAGAAATACCTTGTATTACACGTCTACCATCACGAAATTGGATTATAACCAATGGTCTTGATTTCACTATTAATGCCAATTCATTAGAACTAGCGGTTGTTTGTTTTTTTAATGCTACTGTTAGCACTTGCTCATAAACAGATGTACCAGCGTTCTGGTCTGCTGTAAATGTTTCAACAAATGTATTACCATCTGCTAAAAGTTCGTATTTAAACACCTCTGTTAAAGCAACGTCTATTGCTGTTGCTTCACCAGCTGCTACGGTAAAAGCATCTTCCAAGTAGTCTGCTAAATAGATAGCTTTTATGCCACCGATTGCATCTCTACATGGTTCTGTTCTTCCGCTTGTTAATGCACACGCCATATTATTATTATGTTTTTAAAATAAAAAAGGTGGTAGTTTGCTTTTAAACTTACCACCTTAGTTATTGGTTAATTAATTATTCTTAGTTAGCTGCGTTTGTAATACCGTAAGTAATTATATCAGAAACGTTACCGTACTGTATACCATCGCCCCATTCCATTACTACATGCACGTTATCAGAACCATCAATCATTGATTGGTCAAGTAAACGAACTTGTGAACCTAAAGATAAATCTTCGATACCGTACCAAAGAACACCGCTACCTGTTGCTACCATAACATCATCAGATAAACCAGCACATTCGATAAGTGGAACACCTTGAAAAGTCATTTGTGCTTCTCTTTCGTTGTATAAATCTGCTGCACCTAAAGCTGCTTGTGCTTGGATATAGAATTTCTTAGCTGCTGTTGATATTCTGATTGCAAAACCTGGCATATTATAAATAACTTTTCCAGATGCAGATAATACTTTACCTAATTCAGCAACAATATTAGCTGCACTTAATGTAGTACCAGCTACTTCGTTAGCTGCTGGTAAGTTAGCATCAGCAGTTAATAATGCTTCAAAACCATCAAATTCACCACCAGTACCGTTAGCACCTTGCCAAATAACATTTTCTCTTGATGCAGCAACGTTAGATGCTACTAATGCACCTAAATAGCTTTCAAAAGAACCTGTAAATCTTCCAGCACTATAAAGTGATTGCCAAACTGGTCTGTAAGTCTTTTTACATAGTTTCATGTTTACTTCAAACTTTTCAGTTGTCAGTACTCTATCAGCAATAGTAATAGTACCGTTATCAGTAAAATCACAAGTTGCATCTTGTACAATACCAGATAAATTTACGTTTGGTACGTTCCATTTGTAAGGTACAGTTTGTACTACTTCAACACCACCGTTTTCAATAGTAGTTGGTGCAAGTAAAGCAGCAGAAATAAATCTACCAGCATCAGCACCAGCATAGTTAGAACTGATTGTTTCAGTTGTTGCTAATTCAATTTTTGTTTTTTCCATTTTTCTAGTTGTTAAAATTAGCAAAAACACGTTCAGCTATTGATGCTGGTCTGTTCTTACCGTAATTGTAGTTATTGTTTGTTGTTTGTTTAGTTTCTGGTGTAACGCTTACACTTTCAGTTTCTGGTTGTTTGTTTAGTTGTGCCTTTAACTCTGTAATAGTTTCATCTTTTGCAGATAATTGTTTAGACATTTCTTCTTCATAAAGACCCAGTTCTTTACGTAGTTCTTCAAGAATTTCAGCTTTTAAAGCATCTACATCAAATGCAGCATCTTCTTTAACTTCTTCTTCTTTGTCATCTTCCATAAGTTCGACAGTTTCAACTTGTTTTACTTCTTCTGCTAATTCAACAGCTTCTTTAACTTCAACATTAGCAACTTCATCTGTCGCATCTGTATTTAGTAAAGATTTAAAAGTATCACGTATTTCTTCCAATACGCTTTTTTTAACTTCTTCAGTCATTTGTTGTTTATTTAATGTTAATTGTTCTAAACCTAGTAAAGCATCAATAGAAAACCCTTTAAAAGTTCCGTTTGTTGCTTGTTCATAAATTTCATCTGATACTTTAGCCATTGCAACCCATGTACCTTTTGAATATTTTTTACCGTATAATGCAGACTTATCTATTTTCTCATCTTCTACTTGCCAACTTTCAACAAATGAAACATCAGAAAGCTGAACCTCATGCTCTGCACTACTATTATTTTGATTACCTCCTTTAATAAAATTATGTGCTAACTTTCCAATCGTTTCATCTGTAAACGTTATGTAAAATTCATTACCATCTATATTGCGATAAATCTTTTTATTTGGAATAAGCACAGCACCTAAAAGTAATTTCTTTTTTTCATCAATAGCAGAAAATTCCACTATTTTCTTTTGCTCTGAAAGTGCTATAAATTCATCTTCCATTGCTGGGTTTTCAACTAAAGAAATGCCATAAACTCCCTCTGTTTCACCCTCTTTAAATACTGCTTCGTAAACTGGTATCATATTAATATAACAATTTTTTAAATTATTTGTTTAAAATTGAAATAAATTTCTTATATTTGATTTATATTTGTGATTGATTTGGGCATCTTTCACTTTTTATTATATTTTCATAATATTTGATTTTAGTTAGAAAACACCATGCATTAATTTGTTTGGTGTTTTTTTTATCCTACTGTTGCAGTTGCTTGTGTTTGATTATCTAGTTCTTGTTGTGATGTTACTTCACTACCTACAACAAACGCTTGTATTGGTTGCTGTTCTTGATTTAAACTATCGGCTAATTGATTAACGCCAGATGTACCTACAACATTAAACGATGGCGCTCTAACACCGCCAGAACTACCACCACTTAAAGATGGTTTTGTTTTACCACTACTATCTGTACTTAATATTTTAGCAACGTTAGCAAATCCAGCAATACCAACAGCAGCAGCGTTGATAAATCTTAATGTTTGCGATGGTGTAAAATCTGTTGTTTCTGCTAATGCTTTGTTAATACCTTGATATGTTGATAAAACTGCTTGTGCTATTGCTATTGCTTTTGCACCAGCCGAACCTTCCTCTGCAATACCTTGTAAAGCACCGAATATATTAATGGCTGTATCTATTTTATAACTGGCTAACGCTTGTTCACGCCTACGTGCTTCATTTGCTAAACGTTCATCAGTCGCTTGTGCTAATAGTTTTAAACGTTCTTCTTCTGCTAATTCTGCTAATAATATTTCTAACTTAGCATCTGATAACGCTTGTTGTCTTATTATTTCTGGATCTGATTTAACATCATCAGATGATGGTGCTGCTGTTAAGTTTTTTGGTCTATCTACAATTTTTTCAGCCCTACCTTTTACAGCATCAGCTTCACCACCAATAACAATAGCACTAGCATCAAAAATATCATTTTCTAAATCTTGTAAATCTTTTTCTGCTTCTTTAACCGCTGCTTTAGCTTCAAAAGCTAATGTCTTTAATTCGTTTATTTTATCTAAATCTTCTTGTGTTCTAGCATCTACTCCAAACAATTGCAAAAATTCTTCTGTTGCAGTTATTTCATCAAAACGTTGTGCTGCCAATTCTAGTTCAGCTTTACGTGTTCTAAATACTTCTTTACGGTTTGCTATTCTTGCTTTTAATAACGCTTTTTCTTTTAATAATAAATCATCAATACCTTGACCTCTGGCAATTCTTAAAGCCTTTTCGGCATTAATAGATTTTAATTGTGCTTCTAATAACTTTGCATTACTTTCTAGTAATATACGTTGTTCTTCTAGTTGTTTATTAGCACCAGTAATAAAATCAACTATTTCTTCCCAATACGCAACAACTAAACCAAGTGCAACAATAAACGCACCAATACCAGTAGCAATTAATGCTGTTCTAGTACCTTTTAAATTAAAATTGAATAACTTTGTAGCTTCTGCTGTATCACGTACCCTAGAGGCTAAACCACCAGTTAATGCATCTAATGTAGCAATAGCACCACCGTTTTCACCAACCGCTTTTAAACCTTTAGATGTTTTTTTAGATTGTGTTTCAACCTTTTTAGAAGAAGATACAATTTTTTCTTGCTGATTATCTAATTGTTTTAAACCAGCTTCCGCTTCATTTAACCCTTTATCATCTAAAGTTGTTACTAACTCGATTGTTTTTACTGTACTCATTTTCTTTTACGTTGTTTCCAAGCCTTTTTAAAACTTGTTGTTAGTTCGTATTTGCCTTTAGCAATATCTACACGCTCTGAAACGTTGTATAAATCACCTAATTGTAGCATTTGATGTATTAATTCTATCATGTTATCTTTCTTTTACTGACCAAGATGAGTCTAATTCTAATGTACAATCTTGTGTACCAGTAACATTAGCAACTTGCCAAAAAACCAAATCGTTTTGATTTAATATAACAGATGTTTGACCGTTATAATATGCTACATCTCGACCACCTTGTAAGTTATTTATTACCCTTGTTTGTGTATATTCAACAGTTACGTTAGCTAATGAGTCTATCTTTATTAAAAATATTTCGTATTCTCCATTTTGAATACCATCTAAAATAAAGTCAAAATTAACAACGTATTCTCTCGGATTAATACCAACATGTCTTAATCTACCATTAGATGGACTGTCAAAATGTT